AAATCTAGGAAGCAGCGTGTGAAAGACCATACTATACCGTGTCCCCTGCCACGGCTGCGTCCAGTGTAGATTTTCTGCCCCATTGAAGATTAATGGCTTGTGTCTTATGTCATGATTAACATCCCACACATTTAATTCACCCCCCGTGTAATTACCAAATCCAACAATATAAGAATTCCCAAGATTACCAATATCCTTATGAGGCTTGCTTGAATAGTTCTGATTGACTTGTATGCCCGTAAAAGGAATCTTAACATGCTTTTTAGCATAGTCCAACAGCAAGCGGTAGAGGGGGGCGTGGAGCCAGCACTGCCGAGATAAATCTGGAATCTCAGAACGCTTGTTAACTATACCAAAACATTGACTCTTACCATCACCAACCTTCTTACGATACTTATTTGTCTCAAGGGGATGCTCTTCAAGATATTTTATTATCTCTGAGAATTCTGACTCTGCTACTTCCATATACAAACCCATTAGATAAAAATCCTTAACATATATAGAATGAAGCTTATTTCTGTAGAGAAATCCACAAAGCCCACTAAGAAGCTCGTAGCCATCTTTGAGACTGACACAGGACGCACTCGTTCTGTTCATTTCGGGGCAAAGGGGATGGATGACTATACTCTTACACATGACAAGGAACAGCGCCAGAGATATAGAATACGTCATCTCAAAGACTTGAACACCAATGACCCCACAAAGCCAGGTTTCCTTTCGTGGTTTATCCTATGGGGAAACTCTACTGATATAGGCACTAATATCTCTACATACAAAAAGAAATTCAAGTTATAATATAGAATGGTAAGCCTTAATGAGCTACAACAAATGGCTCAATCCGCATACACTGGTCAGACACTGCGGAATATTGGAAGCTTCACGCTCTTTAAATCCACCCCCACATTAAAATTCTATATTGATGCTACTAACATCGTCGTCTCCATCAGAGGAACCGCAGACTCACGAGATGTCTCAGCATGGCCCAATGTGGCCTTTGGTACTCTAGATAGTACAAGTAGATTCCAAGCAGATTTACAAACCCTCTTGGAAGTTCAGCAAAGATATCCTACTACCAAATACAGCTATATCGGTGTCGGCCACTCTCTCGGTGGTGCTATTCTAGATAGATTCTTACGAATGGGATTAATAAAGAAGGGACTCTCCTATAACGCAGCAGTTGAGCCACAAGAATTAAAAGGTAATCCTGCTCATAGACGCATCTATAACAGAATGGACCCTCTGTATCAGATTGCTGGTTATTTAATTCCTGGTGTTGAAGTGCGCCCCATAACACTCTCTACCGGAATTAAAAGTCTATTTTCTAGCATCTACGGCTTTTATGCTGCTCATCTACTCTCTAACTTTAAAGGCGGTGGGAAGATTTAAGAGACTAAATAACTTGGGAGTTGTATGTAGCAAAGACGTTAGTATTCTCAGATAATAGTCTTAATTTGGCACTACCTACTTGAGTAAACTGTATGCCTGTCATCACACGGAATCCAGAAGCCCGAAGAGTAGCTAAATCTATTGTTATTGATTGAAATCTTGCTTTTACAGCACTACGCAGATTTAATCTATTATATACCGACTGATTTACTCTAGAAGCTGTTGGTGAATAAGCAACATTATTTACACTATCAAAGATTGTAATTATCGTATCAAAAATGGTCGTAAATTGATTTGATTCTACATTAAACGCAAGACCAAAGTTTATGGTAAATGTTCCTGTAGAGTATGGTGTTCCTGTAGCAAGACAGCTTGCCCAGATTGTTCCTGGATTTTGTGTTATAGGTATAGTAAAAAACTGACTAGGATTTGGTGTTATTGTAATATTCACTAACGTTCCTATAAGGGATATAGAAGGGCGAGACGCTGACAGTTTCACATTCGGGAAGCCTGTCACAACCATAGAACTACCAGAAATATCTATAACACCGTCATTAGATAGTTCAAGTTCCTGAGGTGTGCCAGTATTTGTAAGACCTGATAAAGCTGTCACGCTAAGAAGGCCATTATTAGTAATTAACGGTGTAAGACCTGCTCCAACTGTTATAGTAGAGTTTAAGGCAGTCATAGATAAGATTCCAGCACATGCTAACGAGACTTCTGTAGTACCATCTACAGTAATCCCTGAATTACCCGCTGAAAGATATATAAGACCTGAATTACTCAGAGTATCACCATCATAAGTAATCCCTGGTGATACAGGAATAATATTAGTTATCCCTAAGTCTTCTAAGATTGGGTCGTTCTGTGTTCCAAGATTATTTAGATTCTGGCCAATAGCCATCTCACGCACGCCGTTATTCGTTATCTCTGGTGTGGTTGTTGGTCCTACCGTAATGTATTCTGACCCCTGAATCTCCTGAACACCTGCCGCCCCCTCCCCAAAGATATACCAATCAGCTGGATTCGTTGATGGGTCTCCCTGTCCTCTTGTTGCTGATGATGCGCTTATGTTAATATAAGAACCAGATGTAAGAGGAGAGATTACAATATCATTCTTATAAAATTCTATATCTTCGTTCCACACTCCACGCCAATTCACAGCCGTTGGCAGAGCATTCAGGCGTTGTAGGGGAGTTGCTAACTCTAAAGTAGTTTGTGCTGCCATTCTACTAGGAGATTTATTTATTGAAGACCATCTGGGTAATACGTGCCGTTAAAAGATGTATATAAATTCTGAACAGTCATAGCACCATTAGTATTGTTAAAAATCCTAACCTGGGTTAGTGATGTTAATCCAGCCGCCCTGGCATCAGCCACATTAAAGTAAACCAATCCTAAAGCCGCCACAATTGGAAATTGCTGGTTGGCAATTAGATAAGAGTTATTTAACACAGTTGCCGAGACATACTCATTAGGTCCATCAGAGAATCCTACAGAGAAAACGGTATCTAGAACAAAGACAGAGAAATTATTAGTGAATTGTATAATTATTGATGATAAGTCAATCATAAAAATACCATTTGGGTCAGGTGCGCCACTAGCAAGATAGTCTCTAAAGATATTTGGAGATGCCGGAACTATTGCGTTAAGTACTTGAACGGTATTAGGAACTTTCGTAGAAAAATCGTTAGAACTAAATTCAATACTAAAGATTCTTGTCACTACAGGGGCTGTCGTTCTCAGAATAACATTCTGTGCCGTGCCACTCACAATAACAGAAGAATCTGCTGCGGCAATAGATAAAACACCAGTATTACTAATTGTCGGATTTACTCCACCAGTGCTTGAAAGACCATCACCAACCGCCAGACTCACTACTCCTGAATTTCCTATCTCAGGATTCTGCGGGTCTCCTGTCACTGATATTCCTGTCCCTGCCAATACACTAATAAGACCATTAGATGAGATTGAAACAATGCCGGTAGGATTTGATACAGACACTGAAGCATCTGCCGCTACAATCTGACGGACACCAGTATTACTAACGACTGGAATCTGGGGATTGGCATTATTTACAGAAATACCTGCCCCCCCTTGAAGGATGGTAATTGAGTTAGAGGAGATGACTGGATTGTTTGGATTAGTATTATCTACAACAATCGTCACACCATCACCATCCACAGTTCTAACACCATCATTCGTAATCGTCGGATTGTTTGCCGGTCCTGTAATACTAATTCCCTGCCCCTGTGTAATGCCCTGAACACCAGTAGATAAGGGAGAAAGCTCTATAAAATTAGCGCTTGCTGATGGGTCTGCCCCACCATTCAGTGCCGTCTTACCCACCAAAATATACGATGCCCCATTAATCGGACTAATTACAACATCATTCTTAAAGTAGGTCTGAGTTATCAGCCACGTCCCACGCCAATTCATTGTCGTTGGAAGAATCTGTAATCTTTCATAAGGGTTTTGAAGTCCTTGAACACTCATCTTTCTACTAGGAATGGTATTTAATTTATGAGAGACGGGCGAATGTGGCGGTCACTGTGCCAGGAAGTAGCACTACAGATGTAACACTCTGAGTACCAGCAATAGTAATACTCGTCGCATCAGCAGGGACAGTTAGTACAACAGAGACAGGAGAGCCTGAAGTTGTGGCACCAGGACCAAAGACGTGATTACACTGGACAACCTGCGGGGTGGCACCATTTGCGGTGGCCGTCCATGCCACCCACTCTGTAGCCGCAAAGGGAGCAACACCAGTTAGACCTGCCGTGTAATCTAGCTTTACAAGCCAGGTAGAAACAACACCAAGAGGGAGAACTCCTAGAGTGAGAGTTAGACCAGCAGTGCCACCAAGACCAGCAGCAGCAGTTCCGCCAGACACAGCCGCAGAGGTAGAACGAACAGTCCTTAATCCATTGCTCTGAAAAGGCGCCCAACCAGCAGCAGGGCCAAGAGGACCTGACGGCTCAGGAAGACCCTTGACGGAAGATGGTAGGTTGACAAGTCCATCCCACGCCTCATAGACATACAGACCACCGTTTGCCGCACGCACCACGTCATTGATGAAGTACTGAGTATCTACAGACCACTCTACGTTGTTCGTTGTTGCGTCCTGAGAACGTAAGTTCATCACGTAGTTCTGAGAGTCAAGCTGTGTTAAAGGGTTGCCAAGGGGAACTAGGGCCATTATATATAGTCTATATAAAATAATTATGCCGGAGTTTCTCAAGCATAATTATTTGTATCAAAGTCTTAGAAATCTTACATCAGACGCTGGGCAAGGCTGCTACTCTTCTTACCTGCGCCAGCCATCCTGCGGTCAGGTGCCTCCTGAGACTCACGCTTCTCACCAGGGGCATACATCATGCGGTTAGCCATGCGCATCATCTGGCCACCCACCACACGAGCAAGACCAGCCAGAGTGCCAGCAGGGGCAAGAGGTGCCGCAATGATATCCTGCTCTGAGAGCACGCCCTTGATGATACGAGAAGAACCACGGATGCTCTCAAAAAAGCCAGAGTTAGCCGTGATGATGAAAATCTGAGGGCGCACAGAGAAGGCGTAGGTGTTGCGCACACTTAGATTGAACTGTAGGGTAAAGTTGCCCACTAGAGAAGGCGCCTGGCCCTCCTGAAGTGTTAAATCTACACCAGGCTTTAGCACTAGAAAGCCGCCAACCGTGCTCACAGAACGAGCACCCTGGCCAGTCGGCGCACGACCCTGGCCAGACCAGGTGTTCCAGTCCATCTCTAGACCGTTGCGCACACTCATGGCATATAGCTGCTCTGACGTGTGAGAGGATAGCAGACCAGAGAAGTTATCAAAGTTCACGCTTAGGGGAGCCACAGAGCGAGAGCCGTTCTGAGAAGTTAGAACGGGTAGGTAGCCTGAGCCATACTGAGGAAGGGCAGGGTCTAGAGAGCGGTCAGCAGATGTCACTGACGGGTCAGCCACCGCCTTCACGTAGATGATTAGAAGGTCAGGAATCTGAGGTAGGGTAATCGTCTGAGACACTAGCTGAGCATACTCGTTAGCAGGAATAGGGTTAGCCACCTGTGTGATATAACGAGGGAACTCTAGGTAAGGCACGCAGCTCTTGGGAGGTAGAGGGATGCTTAGACTGGGCGTTAGGAACTGTACGTGTAGCTGAGAGTCGCTAAACGGGCCAGTCGCCACACCAGTGTTATAGGTCACAGGGGAAGAATACTGGGCAGGGTTGGTAGATGTGCCATAGTATAGCTTCTCAGTAGAGCCTACAAACCTATTACGAAGACGCACCGCCCTGGAAGGGTCACGCATGTTCATCACTAGCTGGATGTTGTTAATGCCAAATAGACCAGTGTCCTCGCCGTGCTCGTTGGCAAAGATGAAGGGGCTTAGAGATAGCTTCTCAGTCGTCCTGAACTGGAAATAGACAGAGTAGATGCCGTTCACCACACCAAGGGCCTGGGCAGTTGAGACGGGGATACCATTCACTACATCTACAGTGTTGCCATAAGAATCCGTGTAGCTGGTCAGAGCTACACTAGGGAGTAGAACCGTGCCAGTAGAGTTGGTAAAGACAAGATTGTGCCAAGAGCCGTTGGTAGGCTCAGCGTAGTCGTGAGAGGCGTTAGTGTAGCCAGACATAGGGTCATTCTGGGCGTTGAGGCCATCAGAGTTATCTAGGTACTTGTCTAACATCGTGGGGCAAGTGCGCTGAACCCTGTTGCCACGGTAGTCAGTCAGACGCATAATCTCACTTAGCACATCCTGGGTGTTAATCGTGGTCGTGGTGTCGTTAATGGTGGCCGTGATGGTGGCGCACATGTTGTTTAGGGGGAAGGCCGCTAGAGAACCATCTACGCCAAACTCCAGGAGGGGCTGGCCGATAGGATACTGACCGCCAGCCGTGTCATTTAGGATGACATCCACACGTAGATTTACCGTGCTCGCCCAATCCATATCACGTGCCACATACACATTCTCAGAAGGCACATAGACGTTGTAGGAATGCTGGCTCTGGCTCTGAGAGATGGCGGCAAAGGGACTGTTGGTAATAGAAAGAGCACCCTTCTCTACCGCATAACTGGGCCTCTGCTGAACGATGCGACTGTCATACACGGCCAGCTTGGCGATATCAGAGGACATTATATTTAGACCTAACAAAATAAATTCTGGCTAACTACTCGGTTGAATAGAATTCAGACACATGGGATTAGTTAATTCAATAAACCCTTTTTCTTCCAGCCTCAGGGCCTCGTCGGTTGTGTAAGAGAAGGTCTTCAGCACTTCTATAGAGCAAAGGTGCCAGCCACCCAACTCGGAGATTGCCTTATACACCTTTCGCTCTGGAAACAGCTGGTACTTCTTATAGTGGGTCAATAATCTGGCTTGAAGGCTTCCCTTGGTTGACCCAACGTAATGGCGCTCACCTATCTTTATTCTATAGATAAGTGATATCGCCGGGACATTCGGGATTCTATTAAGTCTTGGTGCTTGTGTTAGAAGAGTATTCTCCATTGTATTAAGTAGATAGAATAATATTCTATCGCTTAACCACTCTAAGAACGGAAATCTACCTTTCTAAACATCATCTTGATGCTCACATCTGACGAGTTAGCCATCGTTAGCGGGATTAGCTCACCTGTCAGACGGTAGCGCCACCAGCATTGAATGTCTATATTTCTAATCTCCTCATGAGATGCTTGCATACTTAAGAGGCGGTACTCTGCCGTAGGCTCATACAGAGCAAAAGACCGCCATCCTTGCGCTGACTCAATCTGCTGGTCAATAACAAAGTCGCAGATAATCGGCTCAAAGGAACTCTGTGCCGGAACAGATTTGCCGCTCACGTTCGTCTGATTGAGCTCCACTGGCGCAGCATTAAACTCCTTCTTTAGGGGAATTAGAGACGATGTAAAGACTATATTCGCCACAGGACTCCACATCGTATCAGTAGAGCGGTAGTCCTGCTTGGCAATCCAATACAGATTCTGCTTGTTTACCGGGAGAAAGAAGAAGGGATTATACGCTGGCGGAGGCACTGCGTTTAGACCCTGGAGTGTAGGATTGTTATTTAGAATGTTCTTATACCTCTGGTTAGTAAAGAGAATCTCATTGGTATATAGAATAGCACTCTCAAAAGAAAGGTTTAGCGGGGGCAGAGGGGTTAGGACATTCTGTGTTAAAGGCATTACTATGGACCCCCCATTGGATGCCCCAAGATAGGTGTTATTAAAGTTAGACAGTAGGTCAAACAGCAGGTCATTAAAGAACAATCTCATGAAGCATGTTGAAGCAGGGCTTGCTGCGCCACCAGGAGCATACGCCGGTGGAACAAAGGCAGGAAGAGGGTCCTGAATGCCAGTATCAGGAGCTAAGACATCTAGAGGCATCTGACCTGAAACATTAAAGCAACGAGTATCACCGTAGATTTCAAAGAGACCTGTCACCTCATCATAATACAGGACAGGAACATCTTGGTCAAGTAGAAAACTGGCAAGCGTAGGATAAGGGCTGACAGTGGCTGACCCTTCTGCCGTCACTTGTGTTGCCCATGCCGCCTGGAAGGCAGTCCAGACTTTTGCCATCGCCAGCTCTAAGGCATCATTTATTAGCTGGACAAAGTGCTTATACGTGTAAATCCAATAGTAGCGTGTACTCAGGTCCTGCTTTGTAATGCCACCAGGAGGAGCAACAGGCACAGGAGCTACTCGCCTGTCCTGCGTCTCTGAAACATACTGTACTACCTGAGAGGGCGGTGTTAGAGTAATCATTATCGTCTGAGCAGCGCCAGCACTGTCTGTATAGTTCCACTCACGCTGATATGCTAGAGAGACATAATAGACTGTCTGGTTAACGTTAAGCTGAGGGGAAAAAATGTTGCCATTCGTCTGGATGAGGGGAATAAAGAGCGGTAGATTCTTCCCAGGACCGTTCATAGCAAAGCGGATGATTGAGAAGTAATACTGTGAGGCATCTTTGATAACTGGGGCATCACGAGACTCGTTAAACCGAATCGCTGACTGAACAGGACTAGAAAAAAGGTCAGAAGTCTTTGTTGCCGTCAGAGTTGCGTTATAGTAAATCATGTCGCTGTCGGCACCGCCATCCACTATGCTTCTGAAACTGTATGCCATTCTACTATACTAAGGGTTTTTATTTTCCTAAACTATCTATAGTCTCTCGGACAACAAACTGGTCGGGTGTAAGACCAGTGTTTTTAATCATCGCCCTGTATTTCCCAATAGGGTATTTAGAGTATAGAAGACGACACACCACATGACGGCCACAAGTCTGAACATCATCCTTTGTCTCCTGAAGCGCCACCTTGTTATATATCACTCGGCAGCCAGATTTCTCCAAGAGTTCTGTCATCAATGGCTGGTCAATCTGAAGAGCACGCTGAGTCTCCTTGTCTGGCTTCTGTCGGTCAGGATAATTACCATATGAGTCAAAGAACTCTATCTGCCGTCCATCCTTAATCAGACCAATCCAATGCCCCACATTCGCCGACTGCTGCGGAAAGAAGATAACTGCCCTCCCCTTCCTGTCAAATAACTCATTGATATCACGAACGCCTTCTAGCTGATTATATGTTGTTATCTTACAGTCTCCCCCAAGCAATTTTCGGATGTCATCATCACCCAGAGAGTAGCCCTCTGCCTGTTTCTCAGCACCCCCATCCATTTCTAGTATATACCATACAATTGAAATGGAATTACTTAACAATTATGCTAAATTACCGATGGCAGATAACTGAAAACTAGATACTGTTAAATCTCCTGAGGCAGAAGCATATCCTTTGAGTAAGATGGTCTGTGTTCCAGCAGCTACTGCGATAGAAGTTGCTTGGTTTGGCATAGATAAGAAGTGGCCTATCCCACCCATTGTAGATGAAAAGACCTGGCCCACTTGTATACCATTGATAGTAAGAAATAAGTTCATATCTCTTTGTGTATTTGTGGATGTCTGAATAACTGAAACCGCAAAGATATCTATATCATACACGCCTGTTGTAGGTAAACTTAGATTTCCAATTGTCTGTGCTGTAGCTAATGTTGTGGCAGTGATTAGAAGAGGAGTTATACCAGAGGACCTATTTGTCACAGGCTGATTTAACTGGTTAATAGTAATTGTATTACCAACAGGAACTAAAGATATATTTGTGCCTGCTGCTAGCGTTATAGCACCTAGAAGCGTATTAAGTGATATGACTCCATTTGAACCTGTTGCGCCCGTCGGTCCTGTAGAGCCTGTTGGTCCAGTAGAACCAGTTGGTCCTGTAGAACCAGTTGTTCCTGTAGAGCCTGTTGGTCCTGTAGAACCAGTTGTTCCTGTAGAGCCTGTTGGTCCAGTAGAACCCGTCGGTCCAGTAGAACCCGTCGGTCCAGTAGAACCCGTCGGGCCAGTAGAACCCGTCGGGCCAGTAGAACCAGTTGGCCCTGTAGAACCAGTTGGTCCTGTAGAACCAGTTGGTCCTGTAGAGCCTGTTGCGCCGCCGCCACCAGAGCTTGGAAAAGGTGCCCACGAAACAGAAGGAGCTGGAACAGGATTCTGATTTAATGATGTAGGCACACCGCAGACATAAGACACATTTGTTGATGCTAGAACAATATCACCGTAGCGGTATTGCTCTGTTGCTGACCAGTCTCCAGTCCATCGTAATAAGCCATCTGGGAAAGGTGCTGACATTCTATATAGACTAAATATTTTGACTAAACCTGAGGAGCCATATTATACATTACCACCATGCTGGCTCGTTCTACTGAGAAATGGCCGACTCCATCTCCCGTTGCTGTTAGAATAACTTGTAGATTTGTAGTAGGAAGAATTCCACTTATTACACCACACAGTGAACAACTTCCTAGGTCTCCATTTCCAATACTAGTCACATTTACTTCATCCAAACTGGTAGAAGGCCCTGCTCCTATTAGATATTTTAAGTCAAAGGAGAGATTATTTTGCCCTCCTGCCGTTGCTTTATAATTTATTGAAACCGTAATAAAAGCAGAACTTGATGGGCGGTCTGCTTGTGTCACAGAAGTTAATAGAGTTGTTCCAGTCGTTGAGATAGGAGTTGATACTGCCAGAACCTGATTCTCTAACATTGTTGGGCTATACCACTGAATCTTAGTGCCATCAGATGTTAGCTGCTGATTTTCTGAACCAAAGGCGTTATTTAGATTAGTTATTGTATCTACCCCAAGAGGGCCCGTTATGCCACACTTTCCTTCTATAGCAACAAATCCAGTTGCCGATGGAAGCAAATATATATGACCATCTCCAACAGTTGCGGTGAGTGTAATATCATCAAGTAATGTTATAGCCGTTGGGTCTGTTGCCTTACTCAGTAGCCTGTTTCCATCCATATTTACATCTTGTGACGCTGGATACTGAGACCACGTGCTAGGGCTTCCACCACCAGAAGAAGGAAAGGGAAACCAATCATCTGACGGCTGCGTAGCAGGGTCGTTATTAAGTGATGTAGGCACACCACAGGCATAAGACACATTTGTTGATGCTAGGGCAATATCACCGTAGCGGTATTGCTGTGTTGCTGACCATTCTCCAGTCCATCGTAAAAGACCACTGGGGAAAGACATTCTATATAGGGGATTTATTTATTCGGGAATATTAGTTTCTGTTGTAAAACGTGGCCTGGGTGAATTATCTTCTGGAAGAAGTTGGTCTTTTTCTCCCATATCTAAAAGCTGCTCAATTTCTATACGTTGTTGGTCATGTAGTTCATAATCTTCAAGATTACGGTCCCTTTCCTGGTTAATAAGAAACAATCTATACCTTGCCTTTTCTGCTTCATTTCTACGCTTAATTTCATCTTGATATTGTCTTTGTTCTCTTTCTGGTCTGTATCTTTCTGACTTCTCCTTTAACACAGAAGATTTTTCTACATCCCTTAATTCATCTACTATCTCTTCTTCTGTCATACCTTCTCTAAAAGCAAATTCTATTATCTGTTCTACAATATCTACCATTTCTTTATAATCTTCAGTCTTTTTAATCTGTTTAAGAGTTAATCCTTTCTCATACTGCCCTAGAAATTCTTCACGTAAGATATACTCATATGCGTATCTTAAATCAGCTCTAATTTTTTCAATTCGTTCACTATTGAGTAACTTAAAAAAGGGACTAGAAGAAGGGTAAATTCGCATTGACCTTCTTAATCCCTTGGCAAATGTGTTGCCACCACCCCTTAACTCATTAAAATAGTAAATCCTATCTTGATGAGCCATTATATATAGGGGATTTATTTATTCGGAGCCCTACCTTCTACCACTTCTTCCACTTCTACCCATCCTCCTGTTCACTGCCGCCTGAATTGCTGCCAACTTTCTCGCCTTTCTTGCCTCCTCTTCTGCCTTCTTTGCCTCCGCTATTTGTACCTTTAGTTCTGCGACAGCCCTTGGAGAGTCTGATTCTTTTAGATTTAGATTAAAACGATATTCTGCTAAACTGATGCCCAATTTATTGGCCTTCTTATAATGTTTCTTTTCAATTTCACGCTCTCGCTTAATCCAAGCTTCCCAACCCTTATCAAATGCTTTTTGTGCTTTGTTTAGTAAATCTTCTCTTACTGTTTCATCTTCAATTTTTTTATATTCTTTAATAATATCTTTTACATAACTCGGCCAAGGCATTTTATCAGTTTTCTTTACTTCTTTGCTAAATCCTTTTATAAAGTCTTTTACTGGTACAGTTTTGTCTATGTAATACTCATCCAGCATTTTTATAGTTCCGTTTTCTATTTCTTGTAACTCATTTCTTTCCATATTTTCTATATTAAGCTCTTGAGTTGCCTGTTTTTCTTGCTCTTGTTCTTGCTCAGGCGATACTGGCATGCTAAAACATGGCCCACCACCAATCTCCAAGCCGCCACCTTTAAATCCTACCTGCCGAAGCTCATTAAAATAGTAGAACCTGTCTGGTATGGACATTATACTTAGAATAAATATATTCTAAATATATAGATATGGATAAGCAAAAGAAGGCAAAGGAGAAGGAGATGTTAGAACTCTTTAAAAAGCCCGTATATAAAATCTCATCTGGAGCAACTAAGAAGATTCTAGACGCTAAAGGAGCGTCAGAAGCCGATAGAATCTGGCTCAATGGATATCTTCAAAATCGGGTGTCTGGAGAATGTCTGCCCCCCACCCTAGTGTCTAATGAGTGCTTTAACATCATTCAGAGACTCTATGGTCAAGAGGCAACAGCATTCTTAGAAAAGATTCGCACCGATTGGAAACTACAAAACGGTCTTCCGCTCAATACTACTCCTTAATCAGCATGCGGGCATAGTTAGCAGAGACAATATACTGCGGGAAGGTCTTTTTAACACAAATCCAACGACCTAGACGCCTTAAATCCCGCACATCATTCTTATCCATCCCAATGTAATTCTTTAATAAATAGTTCAGAGCGTGAGCGCTTGTGCTCATCGGATACAGAACAAAATGAGTGGCCTCTAATAACATTAGACGACTCTTTTTGTAGTTATTCAGATAGTGTGAAAGGATTAAAATACTCGTATTGGTGTGTCTGCCCATGATAGCAATATCTTCAATCAGCTTCAATACCGCCTTCTCCTCTGCCCCGCCAAACGTGTCCCAGTCGTCCGCAATCACCATACAATCTTTAAACTCCTCAAGGTCCGGATACGATTCCACAAGGCTCTGAACATTGATACGCTTACAAGGCTTCTTCATCTTATCCAGAGTGCCAGGGTCGGCATTCAGCTTTGAAATAAGATACACATTGCGGTCTGGAAACAGTTTCTGATAATACTCTGCTATACCCTTGGCAATGTACGACTTACCAGAGCCAGAAGCACCAGCAATATAAAAGACATCTCGTTTCTTTTCGTCCGTTGACGGCAGCAATTCAAACTGCCCAGATTCCAATGAAACATCCTTAGACAGCTTGGCATCCGCCAGAATTCTCTCATACAACTGCTTACCCAATGACGACTCTCCTATAAGCTGGTCAGGCTCTAGACCCTTGTCCCTCGCCTCAGAAAGTCGGACAATTAACTTCGTGCGCTCTGACGGCTTCAGAGTCCGCAGCTCTGTCTTGTACTTATTAGCATCAATACTCTCACCCTTCTTAGATGAAGAAACCGTATCATCGTGGAGATATAAGATTTTACAATTCTTATCCCCTCCTCGGGCAATGGCAATCGGTGTTGAATTCTTCTGAGGCTCAAAACCAAGTGATGCCATCTATACCTTCTATAGAGAACTTATTTTTTTTAGTGTAGCCTCATTAAGAATCTCTTGTAATTGTGTAAAAAGAGAATACAACGCTGGCTTGAGTGTCTTTGGTGGCATCTTCATCATTGATTTAATGCGCCCAAGAATCTCAAACTCCTCCGCCAGAAATTCTTTTAACGAGTAAATTGACCCCATGCGTGCCTTAATCTCGTCAAGGTTTTCTTTAATCTCAGACACTGGTGGATTTTCTTGCTCTAGCAAAGCCTGTAGAGAACCCAGGTCGCCTACTATCTGATACAGACGACCAAGGTCCGAGTTAAGAAGTGGAATCAATTTCTCAAGCTCCTTTGACCTATTCTTTAACTTTGCCAGAGAAAATGCTCGCTTCATTGCCTTGAATGGATTTCTATTATTGTAATAAATGATATCTTCCTCTAGCGCCGCTTCCACCTCGGCATTCGTTGAATAAGGCGTGATTCGTTGTTTGTGTAAAATGAGATTGTATATCATACTGAACTCTGTAAAGAAACTATCTATTGAGGCAATCAAGTCAAGCTTTACCATCCCACCAGAAGCCAAAGCATCTTCTAATAATATCTTATACCCCCTAATATTCTTAACACCCGCCAAAATCTCACCAGACTTCCAGCGAAGAATGTGAAATCTAATTCCCTTTCGTGCTTCAATAAATGTTAAAGGAGAATCTACATTGCGTAAAAGGCGTTCCGCCCCCTTGTACTCTGCCTCTGAGATAATCTTTTCCGCCTTCAATCTGTCTAGAATAGCAAGAGAGGCCGGTAGTTTAAAGTTAAGTTTCTTTTTAGTTCCAAATAATCCTCCCTTTACAACATCCCATTCCGGAACCTCACCAATCTTAAAATCTGTTATATAGCAATCCCCCCTGATTCTCTTTATAACGTCTTGAATGTCCTTTGCGCATGTGTCAAAGGATGTTATGTTAACAGTATCTTCAGCATCAAAATCACCAGAATACTGCTGACTCCGAATAGATGCCGACCCCATTATCTTAACACCTTTTAACCCAGTTAAAGAAGCCCGTTCCAACACATCCAATACAGAGGCACTATAATTAGCCGGAAACGCCTTTTGTCTGACTAAGAGAGCCGTCATACTACAAGAACGTTATAATAAAATTCCCTTCCTCCTTAATGATGCCAAGACCGGTTAGTTCATTACGTCCGAGCTTCTTCTTCTTTTTTGGCTGCGTTTGTGTTTGTGTAAAAGGGTTCTTCATTGGAGTGTCTGCCACAACTGGTTTCTCTGCTTCCATTATACTATTATATCAGATAATAATATAATGGACCGAACGGCATATTTTGGTGAACTCCCTATGGTGGGAGGAGTCGTTATCCCCAAATCAGAATTTATAAAAGAGCATGTTAATCTTCTACACATATTAAAATCTGGAACACGAGCCCAGAGGAAAAAGGAAGCCGCTGACCAATCAGCTGAACTAGCTAAGATAATGAGAAAAAGAAGATAGCTGTATTTTTTTATTGTATGCTTATAATATACAAATGGCACGAGCGGCAAGAGCAGCCTTAGCCGACGCACGTGCGATGGAAGAGCAAACACTCAGACAAACGATGCACGGAGGTGCCTTCTATGGCGCTGGAATGTGCGGCGGTGGTGCCACTCCTTCTATGGGTCTAAGTCAGTTCCGTGGCGGTGCTTGTCATCAGTGTGGCAAAGCACGTTGCTATTGCGACAAGGATTCCGACTCTGATTCTGATTCTGATGAGGAGCAGGAGATGCGTGGTGGAAGCATCATTTCAGAAATGATAGAGTATGTGGCTGGCGTTGGTCGTAGGGTCATGAATCAAGCGGCAATTTTTGCCAAATTTGGCAGATTTGCTAATGCGGCAGAGTTAGCCGCCGCCGCAAAACTTGTTGAAGCTGCCAGAGCTGGTGATGCTGCCGCCGAGGCCGCAAGACTTGCCACAGCTGCCGAACGTGCTGCTGCCTTACGTAGTTCTGTAGGAGCATTAGGTAATCTGCCCACACCCCCTGTTGTTCGTCCTCCCAGCACTGCCCTTATCGTGCGTGGTCCTAACACTGCCGTTGACCGTCTGAACGACTTTAATGCTCTTCGTCCTCCTCCTCGTGGTGCGAACAATATTGATTTAAATGTTGATTTAAGAGGTCGTACAGGAGTGCCAGCACCAAGCGGTGCTGCTAGAACTACCATCGCTTCTCGTCTTTCCGCCATGGGAGTAACACCTGGAAGAATTGCTGCCGCCCTTGCTGCTGGCGTTGGTATTGGCATGCTTGAGTCATACTTCAGAGACCAGGGGCAGTCTGGGGAGAATCTTGATGGTGTTGATTTTCCTCCTATTGATGGACCTGGTGGTCCTTGGCCCGGTGGTCCTGGTGGTCCTTGGCCCGGTGGTCCTGGTGGTCCTTGGCCCGGTGGTCCTGGTGGTCCTGAGCCTCCTTTCCCTCCTCCTGGCCCTCCTGTTCCTCCGCCTGGTCCTCCTGTTCCTCCGCCTGGTCCTCCTGTTCCCCCTGGCTCTGGCGGCCCCTACGGCCCTGGCTCTGGCCCTGGCGGTCTTGCCGACCTAATTAAGCCCAACACGCCAAAGAAGGTCATCGCAGAGTTTCTGCGCTCTGGCAACATTCCTGACAAGTACATGATTGGCAACCAGGCAAAGCGTCAGGCAACCGCTGCCGCACTACGGCGTGGTGCTGGCATGGAGGGAGGGCAGTTAGTGAGAGGTGAGACGAGTCCAGAACTGAAAGCATTCTATGAACGAATGATGAGATTGAGAAAGGAAAAAGAGGAACAACAAAAGAAGCCGAGGAAATCTTGGGTTGAAATACTTAAAGATAAAAAACTAGGACCACGGCTTGGTCTAAAGGAAGGTGCTGGCATGGAGGGAGGCGCTCGTAAGATGCGTGGGCAGCAGATTAAGGCTATCATGTCTAAGCTAGGTCTGAAGCTTGGAGCTGCTTCTAAGTATCTAAAGGAAAACGGACCTGTGTAAAAAATATATATAAATAGTATAGAATGCCTCGTAAAAAGAATCAAGAATATGTAGGTGGACTACTAGGTTCTTTATTTGGAACAGCGGCTTCGGCAGCAGCAAGGGCGGGAGCAGCGGCAGCAGCAAAGGCAGCAGCAGCCGCAGCAGCAAGGACAGCAGCAGCCGCAGCAGCAAAGACAGCAGCAGCCGCAGCAGCAAGGACAGCAGCATCTGCTGCTGCCGCAGCAGCAAAAGGAACATCTACGGCAATTGTTCCTTATTCAGCGGCGGCAGCAAAGTCTGCTCTTATTAATTCCGCAAAGGTGGCTGCTGAGAACGCAGCAAAGGCAGCAGCAGCAAAAGCCAGTCTTATTGGTCGTCTTGCTGCGGCAACAAAGGCTATAGGAGCTAATCCTTACGTTAAAGTACTCGGTGCTACCGGTGCTGCTGCTGCTGCTGGTCTCGGCATCGGCCAACCGATATACGATTTAAAAGAGAATGAGAAGAACCGTGCGGCAGCAGACGCACAAACAGAAGCTATGGCTGCCCAAACAGCAGCAGCAAAAGAAGCAGGAGAACTAGAAGCAAAAAATAGAGAGCAGGAAAAAAAGAATAGAGAAGCTGCTGAGTTAGCAAGGAAAGCAGAAGCAGATTTTATGGCAGCACAATTAAAACTCATCAAGGAAGAAGAGGATGCTCTAAAAAAGTTAAGAGAAGAAGCTGAAGCCGCAACAGTGGCCGCAAATGCTACTGCTGCGGCAGCGGCTACTGAAAGAGATATGTATGCCGAATTAAAGAGACAACAAGAAAGAGAATTTCAAGACTGGCTTGCGGCTCAAGCCGCTGCGCAAGCAGCTGAGCAAAGAAGAGCATTAGAAGAATTAATGGGATTTGGTTCTCTTTCTCCTCCTCCTAATGTGCCGCCCCCGCCTCCTCCGCCGCCGCCCCCGCCTCCTCCGCCGCCGCCGCCCCCGCCGTCTTATTCTCCGCCTATCCCCCCGCCGTCTTATGCGCCGCCTCCCCCGCCTTATGCGCCGCCTGTAAGACCGCCTGTAGGAAAACCAGGAAAGGGCAAGGGAAAGGGTGGTGCTATGAAGGGTGGGCTTTCTATACGGCGGCCTACGTCATTTTATGAGATAATGGCACAAAATGAACTTAGAGACAGATTAACTAAAGAACAAGCAGCAGCGCTGGAGCAAGAAAGAGCCAGGGTGGAAGAAATAGGAAAAGCAGAGGCAGCAGCACGAGCAGAGGCAGCAGCAAGAGCAGAGCAAGAAGCACAACTACGAGCATTGATGGAAGCACGAGCAGCAGCAGAGGCAAATATCAATCTTCCTGGTCTTCTTCCTATTTATAAAAGGCCGGTTATAGAAAGACCTATAGCTGATTACATTGGTATTCGTCGTCCTCCTCCTATATCATATACCGAAGCATTAGACAAAGTAGAGGCAGCAGCACGAGTAGCACGAGCAGAGGCAGAGGCAGCAGCACGAGCAGAGGCAGCAGCACGAGCGGCAGAGACAGCAGCACGAGCAGCAGAACTTTCTCGTCCTCCTCCGCCTCCTCCTGTCTATACGCCTCCTCCGCCTCCTCCCGTCTATACTCCTCCCATCTCACGCCCTTCGCCCGTGGCTCGCCCTCAGCCCCCTCCTGTCTTCCGCCCTAAACCTAAGCCAACACCCCCTCCCTCTTCTGTCAGACCCCGCCCTGGCCCTCCTCGCCCATCATTCAGAAAGGGTGGTGCTATGAGCAGTGATGTCAATGAGATTGAGATTCTCCTGGCCCTTCACGGATTTTAATGGATTGTGTTAAATGGATATTCTAAGTCTCTTCTATCACTGATGGATGAGACTTAGACATTTTAATTAGAAAACAATAGTAGAAATAATGCCGTATCACTTGGAGAAGGTTGGCCGCAAGTATCAAGTTATAACAACCGCCACAGGTGCCCCCCATTCTAAGGCACCCATGTCAAAGAAAAAGGCCGAGGAGCAGCTTAGAATTCTGAACGCTCACACGGATGTCGTGGAGCATGTTGGCGGTGCCTTTGGTGTTCCCGTCACCTATGTTAGAAATAGGTCAGCAGAAGACAGACAAAAAGAACAAGAAATGGCTGAGACATCTACTGGTCTTATTACTGGAACTGTTGGCTCACTGCTAACAGTTGCTAAGCTAATATCAGCTCAGCCAGGAACAGAAAATTTTTTTAGAAAGTTAGGAATTGAAACAAGCGCAATGCGAGCAGAAAGGAGAGCTGAAGAAGATGCTAGGAGGTTTGAAGAAATATTGAATCAGCCTGCCACCATAAAACTGATGGAAGACTTAGAAAAGAAAAATGAGGCTGAAGCATACGCACAAGCTTTAGTGTTAGAAAGGTCTGGAGTTAATAGGGTATATACAACTAAAGAATTAGAAGATGCTGCTAAACTCAGAAAGGATAATGAAGAAAATCAAAGATTGGGTAGCTTACTCTATAGTCTTGAGCGTAAGCAACTCAAAGAACAACTAGACGCCGAGCGCATCGCCAAGCAACGCCAAGCCCTTCAAGAGCAACAGCAACAGCATCTCTCAGGTCTCAATGAACGGTCTCGTGCTCTCCAGGCACAGATTACCAATGCCAGAGAAGCTGCTCAAAAGTCCAGAATTCTACAACAGCAACGCTATCAAGACCAGAAATTATTCTTAACAAAGGTCAATGACATTAAACGTCAAGATTTCTTCAGTCAAGACCGTGCTCTAAGAGAAGCAAGACAAGCAACGATTGAAGCCGAGCAACGTCGTCAGGCAATCAAGGCCGCCGCTGCCTCTGCTGCCATTCCTGCCCCTGCCCCTGCTCCTGGCGCACCGCAAATGATTCCGACTCTTGGCCGTCGCCTACCACCGTCTGTATTATGGCATCAATGATTAAAAATATTACTCCTTTATATATGTCGGCTGTAGCATCAATGAAGCCAGGCGGTCAGCACGCCGTTCAGCAAACATTCCCCTACGTCTTCCAGCAAGATTTCCAGGCCGGCACATCGTATTTCCCCTCTGCCGTTGGAACGCCCATGAATCTAATGGTCGGTGAGACATTCCAAAGTGAATATCACAAGCAGAAGCACAGTGAAGCCGTCCAGAGCGTATACAATGGTCTTTACAACGATAAAATGAAGGAGCAAAAGCTTCTTACAGGCACTGCCAACTATCACCTTCCCAGACCCGTTCTTGGGCAGCGTGTCTTTGCCAACCCGTCCCTTGGCGCTGGCTCCGATTCTTCTGCCCGTCGTGATGGCTTTACCGCCCCTTGGACAATCGTCCAGAATATGATTCCAACAATCCAGACAGTCGCCGACACCACCAGAGAGTTCCACCAGTATGGTGCTGGAATGGTAGGTGGTGTAATGAAGACACAGGAGGGCTTTAATTACTACACTAAGAATCTCAGGGACCGCATCGGGCAACTAAACGCCATGAACTCCTTAGCCGTCGGCATGCCCGTCCCCAGAGGTGAAACAACACAGCCTATTTCTGACTCAAGGCTGACTGGCACGATGGAGAAGGTAGAGTTCTTCTTACTCTTCCAGATTCTTGAGGATTCCGTGACAGAGGGAGACTTGACGAAATTCACCTTTGACAGTCTTAAGAATATGATGGCCTTCCTATTCGCCTTTGCCCCCGTGGCAGAGAAGGAGGATTTCCAGGACATCATTCGCTCTATTTCTGGCATCCGCCTCAATCTAGAGCAAGGCATTGCCGAGACAGCTGGTAGAGAGAATATCTTTGAAAATGTTCCTTATGCCGAAACCCTCACTGTCTATATGGAGGGTATGGATGAGTATGTATCACAGATGTTTGCCAATATGAACATGTCTGAGAGGGACAGGAAAACATTATCCAAGAGTCTCATCAAAACCCTTGGATTCACACGCCTACAGAAGATGAGCGACAGCAGAAAGGCACTGGCTGCTCTAAGGAAGAAGAATCAGCGTGTCAATCAGGTGGCCGAAGACGCCGATGAGGACGAAGGGGGAGATGGTGGTGATGGCCACTTTGACCGTCCGGCAGAAGCCCGTGAGGATGAAGACCAAGCAGGTGTACCAAGACAGCCGTTTGCCGGCAACGGTGGCGACCCCAACAGAGATGCTTGGGGTGCCGAGCGTGCCTTTGGAGCACGAGAGCAAGAGTTCGCATACTTTGGAGCACAAGAGGGAGATGCTCCCGCAATGGTTCAGCCTCTGGCGCTGGCTGGTGCCGATGGTCTTGGAGCTCCTGCTGTTAATGGCAGCGCCGTCCAAGCAGTCAATGATGCCATCAATCAGCTTCTTCCTGGCGCAACCCCTCGCAACCGCATCCAAGCACTAAGAAATGCTATTACACAAGGCACTTTTACTGATTTTAATGATTTTGCCGAGCAAGTTGCTGTTCTTGCTGGAGAGTCAGGACTACCAGAGGGTGATATTGTCTTAGCAATGGACACTCTTGTAGGAGAGTTTCCAGCTGTCTTTGACCAATTCATAGCGGATAATAGGCAGTAATACTAATTACTATAGAATAGAATGTTTCACTTGGTCTCTGTGTTAAAGGAGTTCACTAAGTCGTCTATTACACTAAAGATACCTTTTTATCTTATTACAATCACTGAATGGCGTGTAATAAGCTGGACAACTAAGAATAATGAGTTGGTTATTAAAATGGTTAAGAAGGATGAATTGGTTTAGTAGAAAATAGAAATCCAAAGCCGGCTGGGAAACTTTTTACCCCCGCCACACAAAAAAGGAAATGTGTGTGGAGGGTCTAGAGGATTTCCATCCCAGAGGTAAAAAATTGATTTTTATTTACCCTTACTTACCCAGTCCAATGAATCCTGAGAGTCCTTCTAATGTCTTTGAGTGTGATAAGAGTTGTGATAATGAGTGCTTAAATTGTATTCTGTATCACGCAGACTATGATGGTAAAGTTAAGAAACTTAAATGGGCCTTTCTAGCAAACATGAAACATCTAGTGATTCAAGAAGAGAAGATTAGAAAAGCTCAGAGAATTAAAGAGAGATATGAGCTAAATCTCAAGGGTAATAGAGACGATTTGAAGATATTACAAGACAAAGTTAATAAGCTTATTATTAAACTACAAGATAAGCCAGAGCTTCTTAAAGATACAAGAATTAAAGATGAAATTCTAAAGATGAACTTTGAATAGAAATCCAAAGCCGGCTGGGAAACTCTCTACCCCCGCCACACACATTTCTTTTTTTGTGTGGCGGCCTAAAAATTTATGGCAAATGGTCTATAGAAGCGAATGCCCATTGATACCTCTAATTTAACACCAATAGCTCAAAAGAATCTAACAGCTATTTCTAATAAGATATCTATTCAGAAGAAGATTATTGAGAAGGAAAGAGCTGTTCTTGATACAAAAGGTGATACTTATCTTTGTAATAGGGCAAAAATAACTTTAGCAAGTAAAAGAACAAAGCTTGAAGGTTTAGAAGAGGATTATGAGAGAAAAAAGAAGCAATTAGAGGCAGAGATTGAAATTCAAGAGAAGATTATCTGGGATGAAACACACAAGCAGACTCCTACAATTATTAGAGCTAATACAGAGATTGAATCATTAAGAAATGAAAGGGATAATATTCTAAGGGCAGTGGGAGCTATTCCATCTGAACAGCCAGAAGCCACATCTGAACCTCCCCCAGTCCCAAAAGAATCAGAAGAATCCCTAGATTTTGCTCTCTTCATGATGGATGGTCGTCAAGATGGTCAGCCAATTGACCCTAATCCCTCTTATTTATCTGGAGTAGCTCTTGGAGCATGTATGACAAAGAAAGAAAAGGAAATAGGTGTAAAGAAAGGCATTAGGATGCCCTAAAGACCCATCAATCCAATCTATAGAATGAATTTATACAGTCCAAAGAGAAAGGGATATTATATTTATTCATGTAATGACCGTGATGGAGTGCGCTACAAAGCAGCAAGACGACACGCTTGTGGTCTAAGACGCAATGCTATCTTCCATACTCTTCAAGACGCTATTGATTGGCTTAATTCTTTGGTGGGTGAGTAAGGGAGCCCCCTTAGTTTGGATTAACATGACCTATTTTTAATAGGTGTTGTTAAGCAAATGATACATTAAAAGATGCCTCTGGGAACTCCATGACTTTCTGCTTCAGAGGTGAATAAACGACCTGACGTTTTTCCTTGGGGGGCTTAGGTTCTTTTGGTTCCTTTGGCGCCTTTGGCTTTGGTGGCTGTCTCTTAGTGCGTCCTCGTTGCGCTCTGATAGCGTCCTTGTGCTGTGAATAGTAGCGTCTGTTTCTTGCCTGACATTCTGGAGTCATGTGATAGTAATAGAGTCTGTTATTCTCCTTGATGCGTTCCTTATTAGCTAAATAGTACTCAGCACTGGCAAGGGCATCCCTTGGCATCTTCTAAAGCAATTTTTACACCGACTCTTTAGGCACATCAATCTTCATTGTCTGCTGACGCTCTATAGGCGTAGTCTTTTCCACATCAAAAGACACTTCAAGCTTATTACCACAGCAATTTGAACGCACCCTCTGATGATTAATGATACCGAGTAGCACAGTGCCTACAGAAACAGCCACTCCTACTATCGCTAAGATGCCTGTTGGTGAATCGTCCATTCTATCTTAAGTGATATAATAAATATCTGAGAAAGAGTAGATGTTTAAGATAGCAATACCTTCTTATAAGCGCTCGGATATTATCTCTAACAAAACGCTGGCAACTCTGAATCGTGGAGGAGTGTTAAATGAGGATATCTATATCTTTGTGGTTGCTGAGGAAGAGGAGCTGTATAAGAAGGCCTGTCCGCATTATAAGGTGGTTGTGGGTGTTCTTGGTCTTGTTGCTCAGAGAAACTTTATACACAGCTACTTTCCGGTAGGAACACCTATCTTGATGATTGATGACGATATTAAAGAATTATACTACGCAATTGATGACAAGACAAAGCAAGAAATAACAAATATACCCTTCTTACTCGGTCGCATGCTCTTCAGAATGAAGATTGAAAAGGTGTCTATCTGTGGTGTGTATCCAGTTGATAATCCAAAGTTCGCAAGCGCCAACCAGGAAATTACAACAGATTTTAGATTTCTGGTTGGGTGTTGTTATCTGGTACGCAATACACACGATGCTATTGCTAATGATGATGCGGGGACAATAGAAGATAAGATAAGGACAATCAAATATTTTGAGAAGGAGAAAAAGACTCTGAGGTTTAATTGGCTGTGTGTAAAGACGACGTTCTGTGCTAAAGGAGGATTATCTAGCCCTACCAGAAATAAAACGCACGGTGATGAGGCAAAGAGACTTGTTCTAAAGTATCCTCAGTATCTGAGGCTTCATGAATCAAAAGGAAAATTTAGCACAGACGCTAAGTTTAAGAAGCTAAAAAAACTTGAAAAAAAGTTGTCGGCCGCCGCCGCCCCATAATCAGTCCCAACATGCCAGAATATAGTCTTCAAACCGATGTGAGCCGTCCGATGCCTGTGCTACAAGAGCATAAGATTGAGAGACCGACTGATTTAAGCGTAGGTGATTATCTTATTCACAAGCGCACCTTTACAAGTTCTTTGGACGACGATGACGACGACCATGTAATAGTACTGGTGTCTCCTATTACAAAGATAACAAAGAAGTTTGTATATATTGAGAGAAGGGGCGTTGACAAGATTCATAGCATTCGTCTTTCATGGGATGGCTTTTATCTTCACAACAAGAACTGGAACACATGTGATTTCAGACTCTTTGTTAAAGAGGGTGATATGAATCTTGAGCCTTTCCTTCTACAGGATAATTAATGTGTTAAAGAGTATTAAAGACATCTTCACAAATATTTTTTGTCTTAATTGGTAAGACAAAAAATAAATTGAAAAAAAGTTGACCGCCGCCCCCGCCCAAAAAGTAAGTCCGAAAACCAAAATGCCCTTCTATGCCACAGACGACCTAACATGCTTTGCCTTTTCTTCCATCACCGGGCGCAACGAGTCTCTTTGGTGTACCCCCTCTAATGATACGGATGAGCAGCGTGATGACAAGAAGATGATTGAGGATATCGTGTATAATAACAACAGGGCTCAGCTGAAGGAACTATGTAAGGAGATTGTGTTAACTGGTGAGTTTATTAACAACACCTGTCTATGTGATGCTATTCTTAACAGCATTGACCTTGATAAGCTTAATGAGTATCTGAGGGACTGGCTTGCTGATTGTGATGTGGATGAGAAGGCTGATGCTGAGGAGGAGCTAGTAGCAAAAATGAAAGAGGTGAAGCGTCTGATTGATGAGAAGCAGGATGCTTATTCTAATCTGGCAAAGATTGCTGCTGAGATGGATGCTCTGGCTGATAATAAAGTAATCAGTCGCCCTTATAATGATTGTTCGTGTAAGTCGTCATGTGCGTGCGATGACTAATTAAAGGAAAGATAAACGGTCAATCAGAGTCTGAAGGCACCCTTGCGTTTTTCTCATTCTCCCATTGCGCTTTGCTAGTCCAGGCTGAGCCATCAGTGCGTGTACTTGGGTATAATGTCTGAAAATAATTATAATATCTTTTCTTCTGAGATTCAGGTGTGGCAGCAAGCGCTAAGAACACAGCGGAGGCAGCAAATCTCCTTTTTTGTTTAGAAGCTTCAGTTATGCCATATGTATCATCAATCCACTTAATGACAGGCTTGGGATTCTCCTTGAGTTTCTCAATCGTGTCAAAGCCATGTGTGGCAAGCTTATTTAGAATTGTTCTATAGTTTCGTATAGATGTTATGGCAAGATGTGCTTTACTGTCATCAATCTCAAAGGTCTCAAAAGGCATCTAATTGGGGCTATATTATTATCACGGCAGGGACTTCAACTTTTGCTCGGCCTTATCAAAGAAGCCAGGGTCCTTCTCAATACCGATGGCGTTTCTACCCATCTCAAAGGCTGTAAAGACGCTATTACCCGACCCAAAGGTAGGGTCTAAGACTGTACCGCCTGGCGGACAATATCTATCAATCAGAAATCTATAGAGGTCGCAGGGTTTCTCGGTGGGGTGTCCGCCTTTTGCCGAAGATGTCTTGTGTTGTATCACAGATAAGACACAGCGTGTGCCTTCATTCTGTGTTTCAGTCTTACGCACAGCACCATATTGTGTTGTTTCTTTTCCACGACTTCCAGACGATTGTTTAAAATCCCCTTTGATATCCTTTCGCTCATAGAATGCCCCAGACTTGCTAAAGACATAAATCATCTCATGACTACGCATAGGCATCTTATTAGCGCTTAAGAATGATACACCACGTCTCTTATCCCAGACTAAATCATACCGGAATTCTGATTCATTGCTTTTGATTAGCTCATACCCGAACTTGGTGGTACAAAAATGGATTGTTGGTGTGTGGTCAGACTTTCTGATGCGCTTGACTTCCTTCCAGAATTCTTCAAGATTTAGTTTGACATCCCAGGAACAAGGCTTATTAACAATAA